TTAAGGTCTGCGAAAGACATTTGGATTACCTCGGATTGATTTGGATTCGGGGGATTTACTCGGATAGTATAGCAAGGATGCCCTCAGTCGTCAAGATAATTCTTGAGGGATTCGATTGTCTGGTTCATACTATTGAATAAAACTTGCATATCGGTCTCTGGTGAGAATCCCATCAGTGCTACCGATTTGCGTAGGTTCTCTTTCATCTCAACCGCTTGTGGATCGTCTGAAAGGGACAACCTAGTATACATCACTCTCTGCTTTTCTAGCAAGCTTTGAAGTTTTTCAATGTGGTCTAACTTGGTCTCACGGTCCATACCACCAAAAGTTAGGATACTTCCATAGATTTCTTCTTGAAGGCGGTTGATTTCAGTCAACTCTTCTTGAATAATATCAGATTTAAAAAAGTCACTCATCGATTATGGACCGCAAAATATTTTTATAGTTAAACACATCAATATTTATGAAAGGACTATATTTTTTGATTTTCAAACTTACGGTTTCCCACACTGGATCCGTTAGTTTTTTATCAAAGTCTTTTGAGAAATGGAATATTTTGTCGTAAATTACGAAGGTTTCTAGAGATATACTCCCGCTTAGAAATCTTTTCAGTAGAACTGGGTGTCCTTTGGTACAGTTGAACAAATTCTCTAACTCGTTCTCCAATAATAATTCGTTGCTTTGCTCTTTGAACAAGTAAGTCAAACTCTGTTGGCGTTTCCTCCACTCGGAGTAGTTTCTTTCGCCAGAATTGATAATTTCTCCAATCCATAGGTTTTGTGGGTTATCAGCGGATACAAAATTAGATACGAGAAATTCAACGACTTCTTTGTCGTTATACTTTCTAGAAGTTTTTTCAAACCAATACTTATCTTTCCTCTTATTAAAAGAGGTCACACTCGCACGGGTTTTAGCACCGTACTTGAAAAAATCATACTTTGGATTAGTAAAGTGATTTTTCAGTGAAAGATAATGTTGGTAGGTCTCAAAGGGGCTCACTTTCAGCATCGACTAATTCAAGATCTTCAATACAATCAACTGTAACTTCATGGTCGGCAATACGATACCAATGCTTATCTACACCAAGAGTATCTGGATAAAAACCCAGATACTCTAAGTCGTTACATTTATTCTCACGCAACCACGCTTGAAGGCGGTGGTGCATTAAATCATCACGAGAAATCATAGGGGAAGTTTTGCTCTTGAGGTTCGCTTCATGAAGTTAAGACGAGTTGCATCCCACTTCAGACGCTCTTTCAATGGTTTTGAAATGAGCTTCGTAACGGATTCTACCTCAAGATTATTGATTTCGCAATAGTGACAGATAGCATCGATGTAGTTGAAATTTTCTTCTGCTACAATTTTTTCTATTTCTAGGGCAAATTTAGAAGGAGTTAAAAATTTACTTTCTATTGCTTGTTCTAGTTCTTTATTTGGTTCCATAGAGTTCCAGTTTATCTCTAACAAACTTTCTAACGTATTCGGTGAGAAGTTTGATGTACTTTGATTTGTCTCGTTCTTCATAGACGACGCATTCTCCATTTTCACAAGCCATAATGATTACAAGTTTTTTGACTGAAATACCAGTCAGTTCGTACAGCATACAACCATATGCCATGCACTGTACAAAATAGTGTTCGATCCACTCTCGTGGTTTAGGTTTTTTAGAAGTCTTAAAGTCGATTATCGCTAACTCGCCGTCATATTCGGCAATACAGTCAACGGTTCCAGCAATGCCTAGTTGCTTACTATATAGGGAACCTTCAAGGGCGTATATATTATTTATACGATTTAGATTAGTTTTTGCGATTTTAAAGAGAAAATCTGAAATTGGTTGAACTTTTGGTAGATCTTCATTCTTGAGATGATGTTCTACCAAGGTGTGCATATCTGTACCACGACTCGTTGCTGCCTTCGTGATACGGTCTGCTTCCTCATCACCAACTTTTTTACGCCACTTAACAAAGATCTCCTTATTAAAATGACTGGTCACCGAAGTGATGGAGACCAGTCGGAGAAGTTCTTCTTCGTCAGGGACTTTGTAGTACCTTACACCATCAATGGTCTCCCTTTCAAGATCAGGGAGACTAATATCAACATGATTAAACATTAAAAACCAGCTTCCATTTTAGCAATAATGTACTCTTTAACAAGACCAGAGCGAACAATATCATCTACTCCAAATTCAATTAAATCAAAGGATGGCATTGCTCTCAAGATCTGCATAAAATCGTGGATACCATTACGTTCGTTTGATTTTTGTAGATCAGACTGAACGGCATCTCCACAAAAACAGATTTTCGTATTTTCACCAACACGAGTAATTATACTATCAAGTTCATGAAAATTCAAGTTTTGGAATTCATCAACAATAACAATAGCATTGTCGAGTGTGGTTCCACGAAGGAAAGAAGTTGACCAGAACTTAATTGTTTCTTGCGATTTTAAATTACCATAAAGCATCTCAAAATCAGCATCACTAGGCATCTGGAACATATACTTCACCATGTTCTTATAAGGAATCTGGTAGATGTCTGCCTTGTCTTCATGAGATCCAGGAAGGAAACCAATCTCTCTGGTTGCTACCAAAGAACGAACCAAATAAATTTTTTCATAAGGAGTTCTTTCATCAAGAACATCTCTTAAAGCATTATATAAGGTAATAAAAGTTTTACCAGTTCCCGCACAACCGTAAGCAACTATATGCTTTCCGTCATCGTAAGATTCAAATAAAGTTTTTTGATTTTCTGTAAGTGGATCAATATCAACCAAATAGTCTGAACTAAGAGGTTTCTTCCTCTTCATCTGCTTTGCCGTGAGTCCAACCCCGATTGGCTGCTCTGCAGATGCTCTTTTTCTTCTAGCCATTAGATTTTCTTTACTTGTGAACCAGGCATTTTTGCTGCTCTTCCGAGCACATCATTCCAACCAGGATTGCGAGAGATTAGTTTGTTATGCCAATCTCCAACTTCTCCAGGACTTGCACATCCCTGACTCCAGTCTTTATCCCAATCTGGGTTATCTTTTCTCCACTGCTCATAAGAAGCAATAGACATTACAAGTTCTTGTGTTTCACCAGTTTTCAGGTTTACAACAGGATATACAGGCATTGTTATAAAATCAAGATAATTTATTTAGACCCACTCAAGGGCTTCTGCTACTGAAGGAAACTGCTCCTTGAAGATGTCCTTACATGCAAGTGCAATGTCCATGTGCTCTTTTTGAGTTCCATTAGCAGATCTCAGAGTGATATAATGAATCCATGACCTGCAAGAACCAGACATATAGATACGTGTAGGGGTCGCCAAGGGCAGTACAAAGCGAGCGCACTCCTTTGCTACTCCATGAGAAAGAAGCTCCTTGTAGAGGCGCATACCCTCCGTAAAATGTTCTTGAATTTTTCCTTGAAGACCTAGTTTCTCATATTCACTAATATCATCAATAGAATTTTGACGATTTTTGGTATCCTGACGACGAAGGTCTGGAACAGGAATATATTCAGAGATCAGAGAAGAATCTGCATACCGCTGGGAGAACTCTTGATATGTGAACGAACGGTGCCGGAGGACTTGAGCCGCGATACCACGATTAGTCTCAATCTCCAGGGTCATAAACGACTGTTCAAAAACACTCCAGTGATTGTGCTTAATGCAATACGCAAGAAGTTTTGCATAGTTGGGATTTTCCTGATTGCTTGGATTTGAGACACGGGCAACATACGCCATTGTCTGCTCAGCATCAGGAGTTACACTGATTAGTTTTACGGTCATTTACCAAATCCTTTCGATGTTTTCTTTTCTAGTTCTGCGAGTTCTTCTTTTACAACTCGCAATTGTGCCTTCATTTCATGAAGTTTTTCATCTGTATAAAGATGATCTTGTTTTACAAGACGTTCAAGGAGTTTTACCAGTTTCCTTGCTCTGCTAGTCGGGGTATCCATCATCGTCATCAAAAATTTCGTCGTAATCGTGGAGTCCACCTTGAACATTCTCATAGTTAAGATAACTCTGAGTGTCTGAATAGACTTCTGCTTTGAGAGAATCTACCAGTAATTCAAGATTGCGGACGATAAGTTTAAGTTTTTCTTTGTCCATGAGATACAGTTCTCTCAGGAAATTATACACAAAAAAAGAGGGGGAGTCAATCCCCCTCAAATTTTAGTAACTTATCAAACCACTCGTCCAAATGAACGAGGTAACAGGACCAATAGTTACACCCCCTATATGTTAATTGATAACAAGCTGGTGGTCTATTTTCCTTATCCATATCATCATAATGATATGTGTAATTTTCCATTACTTACTCAGCAATAGTACTTCAACATAAATTAAAATAATGAATGCTGTCGAACCGAAAACGATTCCACTAATTAAAGGAATCATTTTTTTGCTCCACAGTGTCCTATTGAGCAGAGAGCAGCTTTATGTTGTCTCTCCTCTTTTTGCTTTTGTAGTTTGATAAGTTGTAGAACGTTAAGTTTCTGCATCACTTATCCTCCTTGACAAACTTAACTCCACGATATGCTTCGTTATGTTGTTGAGGTTGCTGTTGTGCTTGTTGCTGCTTACGAACTTCGGTGTCGTATGCTTGACCGCGATAAACAACTTTAGACATAGTTTTACTCCAAAGAAATGAGATTGTAAAATCCCGTTCCTTCGGGCGGTTTGCGTCTCTATCGAGCATTAACGACTGAATACTAACTTGAGTATTTGTCCTTGAATACTAACTAAGAGATGAACGTACCGTTCCGCCGTCCTACTTGCGTCCTATTCTTTTACCTCTGGAAAACAGGCAGGATCAGTTCCTTCTGCATATCTGGCGATGAATTCTATTTTCTTCCATATGGAAAGAACTTCAGAATTCATAGTCCTCTCAGATAACCATTCGAACTGCTCACATGTGAGTAATAGTTTTGGTTCTGGTTGGGACAGTGCTAGTAGTAGAGGTAAAATCATAAGATGAACGTAAGGGTATTATACCCCTGTTGATGGTATTTAGCAATAGAGTTTTGTAAAATGTGATACAAAACCTTACAGACTAAAAATTTTGCCGGGATTTTTTCCGACGATTTGGGAAATCACTTTCGCTTTTTGGATTCGGATGGTTTGTAACCCCACATCTTAGGGTTAGCTTTCCCATCAGTCCATTTCATTCCCCTAACATCACGATACTTATCCCAGTAGTGATCAAAGATGTCTGATTGCAGTCCTTGAACTACATCAAACCTCTCTTCACTTTGATCACCATATGTTACAAGATACGAATCTCTTGGAAGGGAAGAATCTTGTGCTGCAGAAGGGTCACAGTTCGTATGAATAATATTAATACCCTTTCCCATCAGGAACGATTCCCCCACCGAATATCAGGATATGCTTCTGAAACAATTTCTTTCGTAATATTATACTTATCAGAAAGATTTTTATCTTTCACCAAACAAATAAGCTCAGCTTCAAGTGGATGAAGTCCTTCGAGAATATTAATAAACATCGTTTCACGACGAATAGTACTCAAAGAATCATTACCACCTTTCAGAAAATGGTAGAAATGTTTGAATTCTCTACGAATAGTAGTGTGACCCTGTTTATCACTAGAACCCATTGAAAATGATCCAGTCTCATGCATTCTACGCACTTCTTCAGTGATCTTAGTGGTAAGAGATCCACTATGAGCCGCTTGATCTTCAAACCCAGAATAAGGAACTGGTCCTTCTGGAAGCATTGAAATAATGGATTCATCAAAGTTCCAAATAAGAATAGCCTTCAGAGAAGGATCCTCATACTTTTTCAGAACTTCAACCTTTTTAGCATTAGATCTTTGTTTAGATACAAGATCAAGCACTTCAAATACAAAAGGATTTTTTGGTAGTTGTGGAAGAGCAGTAACCTTTAATGATTTTGGTTTTGCTGTACTACTCGTCGATGTCTTCTTCGTCGTTGCTTTCGTAGTCATGATAGTTTTCAAAGTTAAATGCGATCACCTCATCTGGAATCAGGTTACCCTGATTATCGAACATTTCGGGGTGAGGTCTTGGAATCTCCCGATAGTTCATCATGTATTCTCTAGCAGTCCAACCAACTAATAGTCCCACTATAAGAAAAAGTACGGTTAAAAATGAACCGATAACTAAACTAACTGCGAGCATTTCTTTTACCTCGGGAAACTACTTTTCTCTTTCTTGACTTGAATGAGAATTCAAAATAGATGGTAACTTCCCGATTTAGAAAGCAAACCATCTTCTCAAAGATGATGTGGAACGGTTGAGTCTGCTTTCTTTTACCTCCATGAAGAATAAGTTCAACGCCACGATTAACGCGGATCTTATTTTTATTTATGTTATTTTCAGACGAGTTGTTGTTCTTTGAGGAATTTGATTGTGTCAACGGATCCTCCTATTTTTTTATCATCACAAATTACCTGAGGAAAAGTTGACCCTTCCCCAAACTCGGTATAGAACTCTTCTTTAGTAAAGTCCTCACCAAGAGTATACACCACAAAGTTACTTCTCGTCAACTCCAATACAGTTTTTACCTTAAGGCAATAAGGACAATTTTCTTTTGAATATATTGTAAAATTCATAGTTTTTATTTTGTAATAATTTATGTATCAAAGAAAAACATCTGCCAGAGTCTGGAGTTTTCCATCACTGTCCCAAAATATTCTGATGCAGAGTGAATACAACTTGCATCAAAAATGAAAAGACGATTGAAAACATTACCACAAACATCTACTGGTTCAAAATAAGTTCCATCTAAGTGACATCCACCAGGAACATTTGACCAAGCAATATCCCATCCCTCATCATAATAAGTTCTGGCTCTGTCTTTCTTAGTAGCATATAAAGTTGTTCCACATTGATATGGAGCATCTGGTGTTAAGTATAACATACCTCCCCATTTTTGACTATCACAATGCCACACTAATGGTTCACCAGAATGGCAGTTTTGGAATCTACCATTCATAAGATGAGATTCCCATTCCGTAATTTTTTGTCCGATGACTTCTTCGAATGCCTCTTTAAGACCTGGCCAAAGATATTGCTGTTCTGTTCTTCTACCAATAAATCCTCTTCCAAAACCACCTTCAACATATTCTTGCTGAAGTGCAAATTCTCTAACTGCATAAGGATCATCATAAAAATTATCAACAATCCAAACGGTTGGTTTTTTATTATTTAAAAAAGTAAATGGTGATATTTTTTTAGGTGTTTTTCTGTAAAGAAGACCACCTTCAATAGAACGAACCTTTTCAAACCCTAAAGTTTCAATAGCTACAATTGCTTGTCTTGTACCATCGGACCATTCAACATCATCCATGATGCAGTATCCATTATCAATAACTTTAGGTCCATATTTGTTAATATCACGAACAGCCTGTTCAGTGTGTTGACCGTCTACATGAAGAAAACAAATATTATCAATTTCTGGAGCATCATCACTCTTTTCTTTGATTATGTTTACGTAGTTACTAACGTCTAATTTTTCCAGACCTTCTATAAACCTATCATAGACTAAATTAAAGGGAACAGTTTTCCAATAGTTGTGATGAGGACCTTCATACCCCTCTAAAGAAGCCTCAGTTGTCCAAGGATCTATACCATGAACAACTCCTTTACCCATTTCACTTAGAGAAGCAGCAAGTGGGAATAAACTTTTTCCACCAAAAACACCAATTTCAACACAGACTGGATTATCATTATCTTTTGATATTTCTTTCAGACAATCCATCATCAAATAAGCCTTTTCAAGGGTACACCACCCCCATTGACTACCATATTTTCCATCAAATTCTTGATACAATTCAGCAATTTTTTCTTTTGCTGTTATTCTTGATGGAAGAAGAAATTCTTTGACTCTTGGAAGATCAAATATTATCTTCGGCAATTTATCATATGGATATGATTTAAGTACAGTGTTCATTTCTCCAGATGGTGAAATAGAACCCTCTTTTAAATCCAAATCTTCTAAGAATTTTTTAGTTCCTTCATCAGTATATTTCTTATTTTCTAAGAAAGAGAATGTATCATCATAATGTGTAAAAGCTTTGGATTTTATAACTCTTCTTTCAGAAGAACCCATCCAAGAAAAATGCCATCCAAGGTCTTCAATCCTAACACCATCTTGATTTACAAAACCAATAGGATATGGATTTAATGCATTTGATCTAATTTGAGTAGGAGTTGCTTTACGAAGATGTTCTTTTGTACAGATAAACATTCCAGTCCATGGTTTTGGACTATCAGTATCTTTATGATACACTCTCAGATCAGCTCTTCCTTCGAGATGAACTAAAGGAATTTTAATAACATGAGATAGACTATTCTTAACGATAGGGACAATCCAACTCAAATACTCTGGATTAATAATTTCATCCATATCACTATGAATGAAAATAGTATCATCATCATATTGATCAAGGACCTTTAGAAGAGAATCTTTTTGCAGTCTTTCTCTTACTCTAGAATTCAAAGAGTTTATATTTTGATTGTTACCTTCATAACAGTTTATTCTATCAATTTCAGTAACTATTAGATAATCATCATTTGGTATTTTAAGATCAATAATTCTTATCTTGTCTGTAGGTATTCCAAGATTTTGAAGTGTATCTCTAAGACCATATTCAATAGGAACCCCACTTTGAGTTTTATTCGATTCACAAATAACAAACTCATCAACATAATCTTTCATTATGTTGTATCTCAACTCTAAAATTTCTTTTCCAGTAGGATCAAAATATGGAAAAAAATCAACTATTTTAGTCATCTATTCAGAACCCCAAACTTTTCTTTCTTACAAACTGCAGATCAAACTTTGTGTGCTTTGAATCCAACTCAGAATTATTGAATGGATTCGCATATGAATTTTGCACATCATATATATCTCCCCATTTTTCAGAAAGATATTCTAATTCATTTACACTCCTAGACATAAAAACTTTTTCCTTAAGTTGCATTTCTGTTCTCCAAGTTTGAGAACCAGTAGATGCATAGTCTTTATCTCCATGAAGATAGTCAATATCTAAGCAAGATGATTTTATATCTTCATTTTTAACTCTTATCAGATAATCTATATCCTCACAATAGGCTGGATATAAGTTTTCATCAAACAATCCACATTTTTGAACAACCCAATCTTTAATCAAAAACAGATCATAACATCCACTATCATATCCAGATGACCTCTTAGCATGAATCATTCCAGAATCGGAATTTTCTGCCTCATTATACATCTTCTCAAGCAATCCTGGAGTGAACATAATATCATGATTGGTAATGATCCAATAAGGTTCCATCAAATAAGATTTAATAATCAAATTCCAAGATCCACTAACACCAAGGTTAGAAGGCATGTTACATATATGAATATTTTCTACCAGTGGATGTCCAATATTACGAATTTGATTTAAGTCTTCATCAATTTCACCTCTACCATTATTGTTTATAATGAGTAAATTTTTAACAGGATAATCAATACTTTCAATCAAACGTTTTAACCATTTTGTACCATTAACAATCGGAACTCCAATAACTGGTATCTGCTTTTGTTTTACTACTTGATTAACATCAATATTATAATGTTCTTTCAAGTACTTAGTAGTTGTATTTTTTTCATACTGATTCATTTCATCCCAATGATTTTCACACAACTCCAAAAAAGTGTTTCTACACAACTCATATTTCCCCCACCACCAAGAAGATAATGCTTTTTCAAACAGTAAGCAAAATTTACCACGATAATTTGGAAGATTTCTTAGAGGAATATTATCATCAAAATTGCAAATATCTAAAGCCAGTAAACTATGCTCATATCCATCTTCATAAAGAGAATGCCAGTTTTTTAACCTACAAATATAGTAATATGCTTCTGGTCTTTTAGGAAGAATAGTTATTGCTTGCTTAAATGCACCATAAGAATGAGCAGTTCTATTTCCCTGCATATCAAAACACTCACCAATATGAATCAAACATTCATATGCTAGATCTAAATTTTTTCCACACCTATCAGCACATCTTAGAAAAAAAGATATTGCAGATGCTGTTTGTCCGATCTTCTTATATTCTATCGCTAGATTATAATTCGTCTCTGGGTTCTCAACATCAGAAATATATTCATAAAGTCTTTGATTAAGCATTGATAAATTCCTCTAACACATTTTCAGAAAGTTTTAATACGTATGCAGCATTATCTTGAAATCCAAAGGTAATCAAATAATCACTACCATACTTAGCCATACCACAAGAGAATTCAATTTTTGCATCCATAAAATCAAAAACACTTGATCTCTTAATTACTTTCCAATTTTTATCCCAATAGGTAAATTGATGTCTATAAGTAGCATCTTTTCTACCAGCTGGACTGCGATACAAATAAGTGACATGATTAAGAGCAAGATATCCATCCTTATATGAAATAACTTGAGATCCACCTCTAAGGTCATGACCAACCTCATCGACTTCTCCAACGAATAAAGATTCACATGTTACATTCTTTGATCCAAACTGATTAGAAGGTTCTGTTGGACTTGCATTGCTAATATCACACTTAACAACCTGAGTTGGATTCGTCCATTTAACATAATGAAATGGAAGATCTGCAACAGGCATCCAATTCTTTTCACAATAACTTTGTCCATTACCAGGAATAGGAATTCTATATCTACCAACTTCTGTAATAGAATTTTCTGTTATTTGGAGTTCTGAAAGTTCCATTCTTCCAGTTCCGACAGTATCAAGATCTCTTCTAACTCCAGTGATGTAATACTTTCCTTCCCATTTAACCATTCTGGCGTCTTCTAGACCAACAAATTCCCATAAAGGTTTTTTGTCTAGAAGAGAGGTATCAACTTTTAAAATATTTGTTGTCTCTAAATTTTCATCAAGAGTGCAAAAATAATTTGTAGTTGTTAACGTCAGATCATTATCTGGGTTTAAATATAGAAGTGGTCCCCACTGGTGTTCGTACACTCTTTTCTCCGAGTGGTAAAGAGTATACTGGCAGTGTCTGATGTTTGCTATTATTTTTCCATCATCATCAACAAAGACAGTGGGATTAAAAAGTCCTGTGCCGTTTGTTAAATCAGATGGAATAATTAAAGGTTTAATAATACCACCATTATTCAGGCAATGCTTTACAAAATTATTCATTCATCAATTACTTCAATAATCTATTATAATTTATAATGCTTTTAAAAGCAATAGTTTACGCCTGAGATTCTGCCCAAGAAAGTCTGGAAGAAACTTGGAATGAAGAAGCCGAGTCAATTTCTGAGGTGTTAATAACGGTCGCAGTAATCGTAACAATATCTGGTCCATTCGGGAATACACCATCACCACCAAGAATTGAGTTTCCAAGGTCAGTCAGTTGACTCAGATCAAATGCGTTTGATGCAACAAGACGCTTACCTGTAATATCAGTAGCACCACCAGAAGCACGGAAAGAATAAACGGTTGTTCCTTCATTTATTACATCTCCAGCAACATGAGCAATATATTGAGATAGTGATGGACTACCAACATTAGAATATGCTAAGTTACTTAAAGATCCATTCAAAATAACATCAATATTAGCATCGTGAGAAACAGATATACCAAGTTCCTTCATCTTAAGTTGCATTCGATTAATAATATCTTTTTCACCAAGATTACCAATTAGATTGTTATCCGCAGATGGAGAAAGACGAATACTAATCAGTGGTATTTTATTTGTTAAATCAATATCACTTCCACCACTTGACGGTCCACCAATGTATATGGTTTGTCCACTAGAGACTGTTGGATATAATGCTGGTGCAGTATATCCACTCTGAAGGTAAATATAAACGTAAAATGTTGATCCAGAATATGCAGTAAAGTTTACAGTTTGACCAGTCAAGGTATTGGTACTATTCCAAAGTCCAATACCAGTTGAGAACTTAGCAGCATCATTAGTAGAGAATGGTATCTGTAAATAATAATCTTTATATCTTCTTCCAGTTTCATACAATATTCCAGCACCTGTAGTTGTTGCCGTGTTAACGTCACCGTTTGTAAACGTGAGAGTGTTACCAGAAGCAGTAAACAGGTAACTATCATCATCATCAAATCCACCATCCATGATAACAGAGGTTCCCCAGTGGAATAAAGATGGAATAAATGTTGGTATTCCCTTGTTGAATACTTCATAACGAGCAGGAACATTACCAGATCTCATATATGCTTCATTCAATAAGTTATTGTGGATGAATTCATGCATGTATTTTACATGTCCATTTGTATCCTTAAATCCAAAACGGATCTTACCAGCACCATACCAAGAATAATCCAAATAAACCATCTGTATTTTATTAATATCCAAAACATACCCAGATGGTCCTGTTCCATCAGCATTATCAATATTCCAATCAGATTGAGCTACTTTAGTATCTACAGTCTTCGTTATAACTAATCCACTAGAAGAAGATCCTCGATACTCTGGTTGAACATATAAAGTATCAGAACCAAGTATTCCAGTAATTTTATGAGTTTGTCCGCGAAGAACAATCAGATCACCTTCTTTTAATTGTGTATCATAACTAGAATTGCTGTCTCCAAGAACAGTATGAGATCCACTAACTACTGTTGCAGTTCCGGATAATTGTTGAACGGAAGATCTTCTAACAGCATAAAGTTTCTTCCCATCATACTCATAGAAAAATCCATTTTGGAAATCAAATAATCCAGCACGAATACCAGCACTATTATAAGTGCTAATAGCATATTCTGGGAATCCATGAGTAGTATTTGTAGTCCATTGTGAAGCTGTTGCAAAAGTAAAGGTATCAGCAGTCACACTAAGTATTTGATGTATGCCGTTATAAGTATTACTTGTATCAATATGAACTACACAATTACTAACTGCACTCACAAAAGTATGATTTCCAGCGTAACTAGATGTCCCAACATCTACAGTAATAGTATTTGCAGTTATATCTAGAATACGAAGACGAGTTTTTCCTCCAGCTGGATCAGAACTACGTGGATATGAATGGTTTGTAGCATTACTATCTTTATCACAAGTAAAAGTTAGTGTATTATCTTTAATATAAACATACTCACCAATATTGAAAATAGTACTTGCCGAAGAAATAGTCAGTACAAGATATCCAGTGCTTGGATTGTAAGTAGCTGTTGATGGAGTGTATGATGAATGACATTCAGTATTTGATATTTTAACATAATCGTCCGCTGTTAATCCATGAGGATATTCTGTTTTCGCATAATATTGATATCCAACGCCAGCAGAATAAGTAGTAGCATAAAGATCAACTAATGGTCTTGCGGGATTAAAGTTAATCGCCATAGAGCATTGTATACCTTTACCAGACTGATAACGGAAATACTTTCGTGTTTGACGAACAATTGTTGAATCTGGAGAGCGTCCAGCAGTAATTTCTACTCCACCATCAAATGGTCTATGTAAAAATTCACCATCTGCTCTAACATTTATTTTTGTCTCAACATAGTGTCTTGCTGTAGAAGTTGTAATTCCTAAAGGAGACACTAAACTTAGTGAGGTATCACTAACCACAGATTCGACAATATTTTCAAGATAAGCACCATTCTCATCTACTCCAGCCTCACCACTATTAGTAATAAATTTATCACCAACTATGTAAGTAGTCGTGAATGAAGTATTTTCTCCTGTTACAACTTTAGAACTACTAGATCCACTAATCGTTCCCAAAGATGCTACTCTTCCAGAAATTGAATCAATATAAATGTAATGAGAACCTCCAGATCCAGGACCTGTGATAATAGTTTGTGATGCATCTAGAAGTTGGGAATCACTTACTATGGTAAAATATCTATCATTTAAAACAACGGCATAACCATCTTGTGGATTAGACAATCCTGAAACAACACTACCACTGTTGAGTGCATATCTAATTCTTTGACCATTTTGTAGACCATGACCATTTGTTATGTAAATATGATAATTACCATCAACATCTATAACATCTGTATGGGCAAAATCCAGTACCCTTCGGTCAATTTGGTTAGATGTATTAATAGTAACTGATGTACTACCTATACCACTAATATTATAATAATCATCAACAACTCCAACTGTTTGTGGAGTATTTAAAGTTATTGTTCCAGAGCCAGTCGAAGTAAGATCATATATAATACCAGTGTTAGGATCTGAAAGTTTAATTCTATTATCATTAAAAACAACAGCTTTTGTTTCTTGATTATTTGTAGTGAGACTTGGTATAGTTACATTATCTGCAATTGAGGTAGCAATTTCATTAAACATTTCACTCCTTGAAAGGATAAATCCTGTATTTCCAAAATAATTAAGAGACTGTGAAGATAAGGTACTATTAGCAGCAAGTGGGACTATGACTGATATAACATATCTTGGTCCACCTCGCCTATAGTTATAAGCTGCCATTCTACTACCAGACCAATATACAAATCCATCATTAATATATTGATCCCAATTGGAGTTCTGCATCTCCATGGTGATATTAAGATATCCAGCATATGAACTGGTTGGTGGAGTTATAACATGCCTATATACTCCCTGCCAACCATTATTGTAAAAAGACCAGTTTTGACTTGAGAAAGTATTATAATTTGTACTGTTAATACTTCTAGATCTAGCATACTTGGTTCTATAAGCGTTGTAATTATAAAGATACATTCTATTGTATTGTGAACTTACATCTGCCGGATTAGACAATTGCCTCACCGTAACTATATAAGGAACATAAACATTATTTACATAATGTGTTGCGATAAAATAAAATCCAAGATTTGATAATGTAGATGGAGGAGTTCCATATGATGAAGTCCACCCTCTTCTGTTGAAGTATTGACCAAGATCTACAGCTTCTCCGGTATAGATTCTGGTATTACCTTCGAATGTTTGATCCCAAGAAAACCATGATCGATAACCACCGCTCGTATCGGTATAAAAAAGTATTTCATCATCAAATCCATCCGCATAATCACCCCAAATTAGGTCTTGACGAGTAATTCCTCCAGAATATGGATTGCTAATAGTTGTATAATTTGTGTTAGTGTATAATGGATAAAAAGAACTAGAACCATAATTAAGTATTATTTGTCCAGGATATGAAACACTTCCTGAATCTCTTATGGTCGCTACAATATTATCACAGGCAATATTTACTCGTTCAAATACAGAAGTTATTGCCGATGTAGTTGTTGGTTCAGGAGCACCAGTGGTTGTAGATGGGAGAGATGTACTACTACTTATGAAAAGAGTTTGATTAGGTGCAATAGCATGATTTGCTATATAAAAAGTATCATTTGAAGTATCGACATATGGAGATCCGTCGGGAGCATTTGAACCCGTTGCGCTTACAGTAAATGTTCTTTTTCCTACAGTATTTGTGATATATAAACCAGTATTAACACTTAACCCATGATAATAATCAGTACTAAAAGAAAGGGTAGATGTTGCGGTATAGTTTGTTTCAATTCCCTGTAGAGGATCGTAAGAAATCGTAGATCCACTAAAAAACGATCCAGGAATTATTGTAGTATATACAGTCGCTACATTACCAGTGCTTAATTGAATTGAACCAGCTTTATATACAAATCGTGTTGTACTAGGTGTGGAAGTGATTATATATTTACCATTCGCCGTTCTAGAGTTTAATCCCCTAACTTCAATTGGATCTCCTGCACTCAATTCATGGGGTATAGTACAACTTACAGTAATTAGATTAGATCCATTAATAGTATTAACCTGACTTATTCCACCAATAGAAACTCCAGAACCTCTAGAATAAACTGAAGGAATATTATCAACTAATTCGATTGTTTCCCACTTTGTTGGTTGCAACCCATATTCAAAGTCAGTATCAATAAGGTTTTGTGGATTTGATACTCTAAATTTATGTACCGGATCTAAAAGAGATTCTGAAGCATCTATCTTTGCATCCTGTTCATCAACTAAAATTTGAAGTTCATCACCATCACTCATTGATGTGGTATTATAAACCAAACTTATGGTTGTTTCATTGGATGAAGAGTTATATGAAACAGTTCCACCAGCAGTTGCATCAGCAAAGTTATAAATGATAATATTATCAGTAACGTTCGTGATAAGAATAAGAGTCCTTAACGTCCAGTTACCCTTGACTCTGATCGTTCCTGCGGAGGCGTCAAAAGTATAATTATATACTAACTTCTTTGCCATTATATTTCAAGTTCTAGTATTTTTTCTATTTATAATGCAGCAGCAAGAGCAACTGCTAATGCAAAACTAACTCCACCAGCAGCACCAGCAGAACCAGAGGTTCCTTGAATACCTTGAGCATCATATGCTCCAGCAACACCCTGAATACCTTGAGTACCATCAGGTCCAACTACAGTGGAGTCAGCACCAGTGGCACCTTGAGCACCAGAACCTGTAGTACCTTGTAGACCATCAGCACCTTGAGTTCCTCCACCTGAGGAAACAAATTTAATTGTTTTTGGAGTAGAGCTAGTATTAGATATAATTTGAATTCCACTTCCAGCAACAAATTGGATTGGTTCTTCTCCAGATGCAGCAAGAGTGCTTCCAGAAACATAACCACCATCAGAAACTAATTGCCATGGATTGAAATTACTTCCAAGATCAACAAATACAGTTCCATTACTATTATCGGTAACATTAAATCCACTATTATTATCAAACTGAATAACACTTACATTTGCAACAGATACATTTACCGTTCCACCATTACCGGCAAGTTCTTGAACTGTTAGTGCTGTTCCACCACCAGATCCAGAAGGACCCTGAATACCTTGATTACCAACACCATCAGTTCCTTGTAAACCAAGACCATCAGCACCTTGTGGTCCAACTACAGTGGAGTCAGCACCAGTGGCACCTTGAGCACCAGAACCTGTAGTACCTTGTACACCATCAGTGCCTTGAGTACCTGTGGTTCCTTGAGTACCATCTAGACCTTGTAAACCAAAACCGTCAGATCCTTGTACACCATCAGTGCCTTGAGTACCTGTGGTTCCTTGAGTACCATCTAGACCTTGTAAACCAAAACCGTCAGATCCTTGTACACCATC